TAACCCTCTGCAACAATACCTTCGTACTCACCTGTGTATTGTTCAACAATGACACCTTCATAATCACCCGTGTAAGTGTCAACTTGAGTACGTGCATAGTCCCCAGTAAATGCCGCTGTCGTAACACGTTCATACTGACCTGTGTATGCATCGGTTTGACTTCTAGCGTAATCGCCCGTAAATGAGTCTGCCTGTGTTCTTTCGTAATCACCAGTATACAGATCTGTTTGGGTTCTTTCATACTGACCCGTATAGTTATCTACTTGAGTTCTTTCATAGTCCCCAGTAAAGTTAGTGATTTCAGCACGACCATACTCACCCGTATAGATCTCTGCATCAGTTCTTTCGTAATCACCGGTATAGACATCAATTTGTGCACGTTCATATTGACCAAGGTAGTTGTCGGCTTGTGCACGTTCATAATCACCAGTATAAGTTGTTTCGGTGACACGACCATACTCACCCGTATAGGTGTCCGCCTGACTTCTCTCATAGTCGCCAGTATAGGTTTCGATCTGAGTGCGTTCATAGTTACCAGTGTAGGTAACAGGGGTATCACGGGTATAGTCCCCAGTAAAACCTTCTAACGCTTCACCAGTGTACACACCAGCATAGAGTTCTTCAACTTCACCGGTGTACTCTCCAGTGTATGTTTCAACAATAACACCAGTGTATGGGCCAGTATAGTTCTCTGGGACTTGACCTGAGTACTCTCCGGTGTAAGTTTCAAGAACCTCACCAGTATACTGAGCGGTGTAGTCTTCTTCTATCTCACCAGTGTAATCACCAGTATACGGTTCAACAATGACACCAGTATAGTTACCCGTGTAAGATTCTTGAATGTCAGATTCATACTGACCAGTGTAAACCTCTTGAATATCGCCAGTATAATCACCGGTGTAATCTTCTAAGGCTTCACCTAGGTAATCCCCAGTATAGGGTTCTGCAATATCACCAGTATAAAGAGAAGTGTAAGTCTCTGGAACACCACCGGTATAATCACCAGTGTATGTCTCTGCAATGATACCAGTATAGTTACCGGTGAAAGGGTGATCGTTAAGACCAGTATATTCACCAGTGTATGTTTCTAGAACATCGCCAGTGTAGTTACCTTCGTACAACTCCGTAACAATGCCAGTGTAATCTCCGGTGTAAGTCTCAATGACAACACCCTCATACTCGCCCGCATAGAGTTCACTGTCAGATCTTTCATAATCTCCAGTATAGATCTCTGCATCGGTACGACCATACTCACCTGTAAAGACGGTGGGATCTAGTCGACCATATTCTCCGGTGTACCCATCAGTCTGGTCTCTCTCGTAATCACCAGTGTACATTTCCAAAACATCAGATTCATATTCACCAGTATAGTTCTCCGCAATCTCTCGGACATACTGACCTTCATAAATCTCATCATCTTCTCTCTGATACTCACCGGTGTATACTTCTGAAATATCACCAGAGTAATCACCTGTGTATGAGTCTGCCTGCGTTCTTTCGTAGTTACCGGTATAACCCTCTTCGATTGCAGAGTTGTAGTTACCAGTGTAATCTTCAGCGTCAGTGCGTTCGTAGTTACCCGTATAGGAGTCAGCTTGTGCACGTTCGTAATCGCCAGTGTAGGTTTCGGAGATATCACCCGCATAATCACCGGTGTATAACTCTTCCTGAATCCGACCATACTCACCTTCGAAAGTCTCGGAGATGTCACGTACGTATTCGCCTGTATAGATTTCTACTTCTGTACCAGTGTAATCACCGGTGTACACTTCCTGTGCATCACCTGCATACTCACCCGTATAGGTAACCTGAGTTGTTCTTTCATATGCACCTTGGTAGTCGGTCACATACTCTTTGTTAAACTCGTTCTGATAATCACTTAGGTAATTTTCGGAATAGGTAGTCTCATAGTTTGTATCTTCATATACTGCAATGTATAATGAAGTATATACCGACAGGTAATCGCCAGTAAAGACAGTTTCGTAATCAGAAACGTAGTCTTGGTCAGCAAAGTTTGCAACAAAGGTACTACTGAAGACACCTTCGAAATCTGTTTCATACTCACTGGCATAGTCGCCAGTATAGGTTTCTTCGATATACGTAGAGGAGTAATCTTCAATCGACACTTCACCAGTGTATTGTGCAGTGTATTGTTCTGTAATATCTGCACCAGTATAATCACCAGTGTAGGGTACTGTGAAGTTACCAGTATAGACATTGTCAACGTAGGTCTTTTCGAAGTCACCTGAATAGTTTTCTGCGAAGTCGGTTGCGTATTCACCAACGTACTTGGTACCATAGTCACCAGTATACAATGAGATAAATGAACCGATGTAGTTACCTTCGAACTCAGCCTCATAGTTCTGTTCATAGTTACCAACAAAGGCAGTCTCGTAATCGGGAATGTAGGAACCACTATAGTCTTGGTTGAATGGTGCGTCACCCGTGTATCCCGGATCATCAAAATAAGTTTGACGTGTATCAAGTGCATTACCACGTGATCGCCATGTACCAAGATCAGTGGGAGTTCCCTGAGAAGAAGAACGTAGTTGATATCTACCAATGCCAGTTGACAAGATCAACTGTTTAACACGTTCACCAAAGGTATACTGTATCTCAGGATCTGATAGTTGTTTCAGACCTTTAAAGATACCGTTCTGACGGAAGACTGAAATTGGTGACCGTTTGACGGGTACAGTTAATCCTGTTCCCTTCATCCATATGTGATAGTAGTTGTTGGTACCGTCACCACGTGTATCGGTGAACATGTTTTCAATAAACTTAAAGTAACCTGCACCGGGTTGACCAGCGGACAGACGGAAACTGCCAGGGAGTTCGTCATTTACAATCTTACGGGCAAACTTGGTACAAAGAACATCCAACTCCGTATCTGACATTTCCTTCAAACCCAGCGGTTGAGTCTGCCAGTATACGGGGTTCTTCTTCAGTTCACCTTCGCCTGGAATATCTGCGGGGTTCTGGTATAGGTTTGTTTGTTCTTCCACACTACTAGGAGGACGAGTCTCTTGTACCTCAATGGTAGGTAAAGTGACAGATAAACTGCCTTCGTTAGTTGAGTTGTCAACGTCAACAGAACTTGTATCAATAGAGATGTTGAGTGAACCAACTTCTGTCAGGGTATAACGATAGATTCCTCGATAGTTACCTGATAGGGATGTTGATTCGAAGTCCTGCCACATAATAGAACCGTCACCTGAAATACTAGTAGGTGCGGGAGTACCATTAATGGTTTCAGAGAACACTGCACTACCGGCAGTAGATGCATTAAGAATGATTGTTTCGAAACCGGTACCGTTAACCTCGGTAGCGTTGACTACGATATTAAGTTCTAAGGTATCGCCAATGTATACAGTCTCAGGCAAACCACCGCCCTGTGAAGTATGGGTGTGAATGCCATTAGAGGTGTTGGATGTTATTGCAACCTGAAACTCTGTAGAAAGTACTAGAGGATTGGTGTTTGAAGTTTCATCGAAGAATGTGTTAGAAAATGTACCTACTAACTCACTACCCTGATCAAATCTGGATAGTGCAGATGCGTCAGATGAGTCCATAGCTGCAAGATGAAGTCCCGCCTGATAGGAGAGATAGTCTTCATCTGCCAGAGTGAACTCTTGAAGTTTACCACCAGCTAAACTTTTTAGGGGTCTATATGACATTTATTTGTTATTCCTAACGCAAATTAGTTTATTAGTACTATTTATGCATTATAGAAAGTAACAATTCCAAAGAATGCTTGATTTCTGAAATATCTTTTTCCAGACCATCTAGTCGATTCTTTTGTGTCATCTCTTCTTGTTCCTTTAATTGACGATGTTTTTTACGTGCAATACCCTGAGAGATCGCAACGCTATTGGTGTTAATAATAGCGTTGCTCTCTGTGTCTCGGACTAAGTGGGGGTGACCTTTCACTGGTACATAATTATCTATGCCCATAATTTATCGTGACAGGTACTTGATTGATATAGTTTTCAGAGAAGGATTCTTTGAACCACCTTTCATGACAAACTTAGTCTGCGCTTGGTTGAATGGTTTCAATGTACCATTTTGACCACCAGCAAGATACTCCGTCTGTGCAAACTCTCCATCATTTCTGTTTACTAGAGGGTTTCTAGGTTCTTGTAGAATCCAAGGTTGCAACGTGATGTCCTGATCCGCTTGTGCGGTTCGGAAGTAGAAATCAACGCCTGCATCCTCTGGTAGATTTATTCCTACACGAGCATCAATACCGACCGCAGGGATTGGTAATGTAACTGGTGAAGTAATATGTTTGGACGCAGTTGAACCTCCTATTGGTGCAGTCTCTGCGACAGGGTGGAGATGAGGAGTCACGGATGGATCATCCAGACAATATCCCGCAGCAATCAAAGAAGATCTCTGTAAGTCAATGATAGGCGAAACATAATCATCTCCTGACTTGAAGTCTACCTTGATATATGCAGATCTCACACCCGCACCAAGATTAGCCGTTTCGGATGCAGCGTTGTAGATCGTACGCGGTGTATCAAACTCAACATTCTCTTCAGGAGTAATGCGTGAGTATTGTGCATCTTGAACGAAACGAGTCTCTCCGCCACTAATGTTTGATCCAGAAGTAAACTTCGCAGACACATCAATGGAAGTAGATCGTGGTATAGAGTTCTCTAACTGAAGGTTTGCAGTAGTAAATACAACGTTACCTTGAGATCGAATCTTTTCACCACCACCGAATCCACTAAAGGTTGCACTGTCAACATCAATAGTATAACCGTGTGCGTCAATCTGTGCAACAGTATGAGTAGTATTGAATGCGCCAGTAGTGATACCGAAGAATCCTGCAGCACTATCCAAAGATGCCGTATCTCCTACACGAAGACCGTGACACATATGTTGGACAAATACACGAGGAGATCCACCAGTAGTCAACAATGGATTCTCGGGTAATTCACGTGGTGCAAGATCTGCATTGTTCAATATCAAAGAACCGCCACCTTGAGCAAACTTCGCACGAATCAGACGGAACATTAGATCTTGATCTTTAGACGCAACCCAGTTAGTACCATTCTGTGGTAGGAATAGACTACCCGGAATTGGTTGAGTAGTTACACGTTTAACCGAAGAACCTAGTACTGGATTACCTGCGGTTGCACTGAACAACTCGTATTCAGTCGATGCAGATGATACTACGATCGCATACTGTTTCCAAGGTTGTAAGTGAACCGGTTCATCAAACTCAAAAGTTGTAGGTCTAGACTGTACAGTTGAGAGGATAGGTGAACTACCAATCGCATCAACCTCACCCACATTTAGGAATACGTGGGAGTCTGGAACAATAACGTTTTGAGAAGGTTTGCCATTCTCTACTGGACGTATATGCAACGACACCGGAAGATTACCACTATCCTTTGTACGGAAGTACAATTGGATCTTGGTTAACACCAATCCATATGGGTTGTCAACATAGAACGTCTGTGACATTGGGTTCTCAGGCGGTGTGATAGGATTGACTTCCGTAGACGCTTGGTGGTTAAGATCCACACCAATATAATCCGACAGAACACCAGACATTGTATTAGCATTGTCAATGTTGCGTAACTGTGCAACAGTCAGACCCGCAGCGTTAGTACCGTGTAGACCCGCAAGTTTAGGTTCAGAAAGGTTTACACCACCCGCAGAAATCAAATCTAGTTGTTTCTTCTGTTCTTTGGTCAATCGAACTGATTGTTTTTTACTTAACCACGAGAAGGGGTTGGGTGCGTCTGGATAACGATTCCAGTTCCAGTGAGTAATGGAATGTAATGCTATACCCATCGATGCATAATATGCAAACGCCTTAGATCCTGCCTCTCCCCAATCGGGTGTGTCGATGTCTAGTAACATGAACTCACGTACACCTGCACGGAATCTCTGACCAGAACCTTCGTTATAGTAATTGTTGGGATCAAACTTCTTACCCCATTTTCTTATTTCTTTAGACTTTGCCACACGGATCGAAGGAATGAAATATGAACCGATGATCTCACCGTTAGCATCTGATATCAAATCAGACTTACCACTTGGGTGTTCGGTGATTGCATAACCATAACGGTTACCAATGTCTTCATTCCGATCAGACCAACGAATAAACGCTGCTTCTTCGCGACACCAGTTCTGTACATTGAATCCATCAAAGAATGGAGTAAATCTTGTATTAGGTTTCAGACCTTTCGCGTGGAAGTATACCTTACGTGAACGTATGAATGGAACGAGTGCAAGATCGACATACTTCTTACCAAATCGTTGGCGAAGTGAGGCAGATTGGAGTACTCGTTGTCTTGTTATTATGTGTCCGGCGATGCGCTTACGCGTAGAGAAAGCATAACTACTCTCTCCTTTCCTCTTGGTAAATGTCGGTATCGTTAACCTCGTTGTGTCACGACCCTGCCAGTTCCACTGCCATGCGTTCCATACGAACGCTTGATCGGTAGATAACTTATCTGTACCTTCAATTGCACGGTTTGCATTCGAGTAAGTATCTTTCCACTCATCCGAAGATGGTGACATCCTGAGTGTACCGGTGTTGGATACGTGACCGAATGGGTTTACCTTGAGGTGGTTGGACGCAAGACTCTGGAATGCGTACTCTTCGCTGTCGTAAGACAGGTATACGTTATCACCAACCTTAGTGACACCTGTTGATAGACTATTATTGAACAGGAGTCGCACGTTCTCTTCTTGTGCTTTAGGATTAATAACCTGCGCTTCAGGGTCTAAAGATGCAGCGTAATCTTCGTTCTCAGTATCAGATGAGACATGATCATTGTTACCGTCCACTTGGATAGCAACCTCTATTCTTTCGTCACCTGCACTATCCAAAGAAGCGTTTAAACGGTTCTCTAACTCCAGTATAGATAAAGCTGTCTCTTCTTTTAAAACATCTACCTTTGTCTCTAAAGCAGCAATATCTTTCATAGTATAATGCTTATGTTCTAAAGGTACAAAAGATAAATCCTTAGCATTTAAAGTATTAGGATTTAATACAATATTATATAACTCTAACACATTATCTGGTGTAGGTTTGAACTGTGGATCTGCTGCTTGGTTACCCATCAACAACTGCAATTCACCCTCTTGAGTAAGCAACAGTTTATCTGCACGTCCCAAGTAGTAACTAATGTCTGCGGTTACATTATCTCCATTCTTAGGAAGATAGTTGATATTAGTAAACGTACCATTGTCATTATCTGAACGGAAGTCGAGATAGTTGAATAGACTTAGTTCGTCACCAGTCTGATTAACATGAGTAGGTATATTAGTATAACCTAAAGTGTTATATGACGATGCAGCAAAGAAGTCTCCATCGTTATTGTGACGTAGTCTCTTATAGTTAACATACAAAGTAGATGGTGCACTGTCTTCACCATTGTGGATTAGACGTGAACGTTGATAGTAATTGTCTCTCTGACCATCGTCTAGTACGAAACTGTTCATCACATCCAGACCAACAGACACGGCATCTCGCACAGAGTCTAGATCTGTTACATCAACATGATCGAACTCATAGTAGTGATATGCAACAGAGTTTTGTAAATCGAACCCAGTCCGTTTAGTTAAGGTGTCAGTAATACCTGTCAGTTCTGTCTTGGTACGTACCGCAGCAGTCTTCTGGACATAGTATAATACTTCAAGAACAACACCGTCTGCAACGTCTGAGAGAGTTATCTCGCCATTGGATCCGTTGACTGTGTGTGGAATAAAACCACGAGTAGAAGACGCAACCACCCAATTGGTGGTGTCAACAAAGGATTCCCCTGCACCCAGTACAGAAGAGATGTCAATCTTACTTGAGGCGACCGTTTTACTTCCGACATGTCGTTGTACTTTCAAAACTATATCAGACATCGACTGGAGTCTAGGTTGACTCAAAGGCATCAACAAAGTATTATTTTGTGTGCCATATAACTGTACATCACTGTCCGAACCATAGATCGCAGTGGATAACTTGTACAGGTTAGTCGTAGAAGTACCGATTGACTTGGTGTCAGCAATGGACTTGTCTGAGTCAACATTGACATCAAAGACATAAACTTTATGGGTTCCGTTGTTGGGGAGACTACTACCTTTCTCTACCGCACGGATTCTTGCAGTACCAATAATACCACTACTCGGATCGGTCAGACTAGTACTGAGGTTGACTGTGGTCATATCCAGATCAGGCAGTCCTCGAGCCGAATCGGCAAGGAAGTAGTTACCATACTCAATAGGAACGATGTCGTTGTTACGGTTGTCTGTAGTCTGAGGACGTGGTACTCTCAGTTTAACTGGAGATGGAGTTTCTACTCTATAACCATTAACGTATGCACTACCATTTGACACAACCAATTCCAAGGAGGAATCACCAGAGACTGCATCTTCGAAGTGAATAGTGTATGGGTTGACAATGTAGTCTCCCGACTCTTCTTCGGTACGCAATGCGATCAGTTCATTGATCTTGTTGTATGCATCACCCTCTTCTATTTCTTCAACAATCTTTGAGTTCTCGATATTTGCCAAAAACACAAAAGTATCATCAGCAGAAACCTTCGCCTGATCAACTAGTGTCAGGGTGATGCGGTATCTGTCTGCACCGGGAGATGCGTTGTTAAGTGTTCCACCGGTGTTGTCATACAGACTGTTGTCATCTGATACAGTAAGAACTTCTTGTGTAACCTTAAATCCAATTGCCCCAGTAAAGGTTTGGGTATATGGACTTAGGATAATGCTTTGTTTGGCGGCATGTACAAATCGACCCAATACAAAAAACTCACCCGTCTCAACGTCAAACCTTACGCCACGACCAGATGCATTTGGGGTCTCTGTGATTAACTCATAACCACTACCAGACTGGTCGAATAATGTTACCTTGTCGCCGAAACGGTCAGGTAAACCAGAAATCGCAGTCTGATCTGTATTGATATACTGAATGTATAAGGTGTCATAGGTAAACCCGGCACTAGTGTTCCGTGGTTGTACTTCAATTACCTTTGCTTCAAGACCAGTGACATCGTCTCGGAAAACAGTACCGACAGCAATGTCTGCAAACGCAGAACCCGCATTGGTAGACGCAATCTTAACGTACTCGTGAGCAGCATTGATTGCCGTTCCACCAGAAGAAACCGCGGCACCTTCTTTGAAGATGTTACGTCCAAAACGTCCAATCTCTTGATAGATTAAACTTTGGAGTTGCGTTAACTCTCGTGCTTGGAGTGCTCTACCACTGTTGAATAGTATCTGGTGAAATCCCTTATCTTCGTTGAGATCATCATCATATGTACCACCTAACGTTGCGGATGTGAATGTAGTTGCCATCGTTTTCCCTTTACTTTGTTCCCAAATCGATTACGATTCGGAAGTCTTCGGTTTGTGTGCCTGTTTTTATTATTGCATCTTTGAGGTTATTTATGTACAATAAATCACCCGAATATCTGTTAAAGTCTGGTTGAATAATCGCATCAACTACCTTTGCTGTTGAGGTAGCTATTGAAGTGATTGTACCACTAACGTCAAACTCTCCATACCCTGTAGAGTCATTCTGCACATAGTATAGTCTGTTGTTTGAGTTATCGTGCCAGAAAGTCTTACCCCTAGTCTGTGTCGGGGTCTCGAAGATCTCATCTGCAACAAAGATACCACTACCACCACTGACAGTAAAGGAATGCATTGCAGTTCCTATCTGAGCAGTAAATAAAGTTTTGGCAGAATCCGCGAGTTCCAAGTTACGCAATAGGGCAACCTGTTTGAAATCGTTAGCAGGATCTGCAAGTGGTACTACATTACCCTCATTGTTCTGTACAGTGTTCTGTAACATAATCTTACCCGCACATAGAGATGCGACCGGGTCTTTGTTGACACCACCGTTTGGTGCGATGATTGGTCTCAGTATTGCGTTACCCGCAGAAGGAAAAACCTTTGCGTAGTCATAACCACTACCGTGAAGAATGCGTCCAAAGTTATCAGAGTCTGCCACAATCTTAACAATCTTGCCATCAGAGATAGTCCCGACAAAGGTAGCGCCAGTGCCATTACCCTCAAGATCTATACGAGGATTGAATTGATAATTAGACCCACCGTCTACAATTGCAACACCAAGAATCTCTCCCGCAATCGCAGTGGTCTGGAGATTACTTTGTTCAATGGTTTCTGCAATGACACCAGAACCTACAATCTTCTGTACCGGCATGAACTCAGATGTTTTAAAGTTGTTAACAGAACTACCCGACATCTTGTAAAGATATCTCCAAAGATAACCGTCACTTGTAGGGAAAGTTCTTGACAATCCATCATATGCAAGTGCAAGAGTCGATGAGGGTTCTACTGAAGAACCGGTAGCAATACCTGTGCTGGTCTTACCAGTCTCAATACAAATGAAGACTTCGTTCTTACCATTCGAAACATAGAACTGTGTGCGATTAGTGTCGTTGTTGTCGTATTGGTTATATACTGTTCCTGAGATCCAGTCATATGTTTCGACAACAAAACTGTTTGCACTGATCGTTTTGACGAAATGCATTTCGTTTCTTGCAAGTATCTGATCGTGCAGTCCCGCAGTTGACGAGTCCGCACCAGATAGTCCGAGATAATACGAGTCACTATCACCGTCCAAACTCTTTTTGAACTGGTTGATTAGGATCTTTCTACCGTCAGATGTTATTGAACTGGTTCCCATGAAACTTACACTCTGTTATTTGTCTATCTATTTATAATGAATCTGTGAGGATAGCATTCGCAAATGATGACGCAGCATCATATCTTAGAATGTTATTTCGCAGAGGTGATATTGTTGCCTGATTCTCTGGAGTTGCAACGATCTTGACATGATCTCCGCTTGTCAGACTAATAGTAAAGTTTTCTAGATTCAATGTACCCGTTGCAGCATCATAGGTACCCACATTATCCAATACAAGTTTACCTGAGTTAACGTTGAACAACTCAAGGACATTTGAACCCAGACGATTGCGAAGGTAACAGATGTCACCCCCATATCGGAAGTTCTTTGATATAACTGTGTGTACTTTATCGTCAGGTGCAGCAATTGAAGTTGGGTAGTACACTTTATAGTTGGTTTGACCCGTCACTGGTAGGAATCTGTTCTGCATTTTAATTTCCGCACGGGAAGATAGAACAGAAGGGTCTGTGTCATCTATCTCAGTTAACAGATTAGAACGCCGGAATGACTGATCGAAGTCGCCGAGGTTTGCATCGAAGTGAGACTGCATGGTTGTCTTGACGTTGTTCTGAACAGACGACTGATTCAATGCAGTCAGGTTCTGATTGTACTGGAAGAAAGTCTGTACCTCAATGAATGTCTCAATGGGGTCTACAAACTCAAGACCAAAGGTAACGACTGCGAGATCCTTTAACAGACCTCGGATACCATCCTTAGTTGTTTGTTTGATGGTTGTGTCATCAGATGCAAATACGAGTGACGTGAATACCGTACCGTATTGAGGAGGAACATTGTCTTCTCCACCCCATGTCTTTACATCAGTAATAACATTACTATACTCTCGTAATATCAAGGAGGAGTAATCTTCTGCGGTCACTGCACGGTTCTGTGCAGCATACTGATAGGGTGCATTCTTACGAATAGAATCTAGATCTTCTTTGAGTGATCCCCCAGAGGATATAGTCGTGGTGGTAATTTGTATTGGTTTGCCGTTGATACCTGAAGCGGGGGTGAAGGTACGTGCACCGTTTGCCTCTGGCCCTGCAACTATATCATAGACTACTTCAATCCGATTACCAGACTGGGGAGAAAGTCCTATTGAGGTACCATTAGTAAAGGTGATCTCATAGGATCCATTAGGAGTTTCTTTAATAACAAATATCTTTGAAGAAGAACTGATATTGGTCGTGGTGTTTAGATTGGTATACACATCATATGAAGAAGTTGAGGTATCATTATACACTCTTACCTCTACGGTGGCAAGGTCTAAACGTGTCTCAGGTATAACATAAGAATCGTTCTCGGACACAGGGCCAGCAATAAAGTTCTTAGATCGGGGAATACCTTCGTGTATGGCGACGTTAGTGTTTGCATTGACAGCAAAATAGTATAGACCGTTACCATCGTCATTACCTATTAATACATCTCGGGTCTTATAGGTAAACGTTTTGTTATCCACAGTACTGGTAAACTGAAAACCTTTAGGCATGGTAACAGACGCAGGTCGAGTCACATCAGATGAATAGTCCAGATACATTCTTACAACACCAAAGGATGCATTACGAGACGCTACCGTGTAACCCAATGAACTTGCAAGACCAACCAAAGATGATCTCAACTGTGCAGTCGATATGAATGACTCATTCAACGCAAAGTTTGCAAGAAGTGCATTGTAGTGTGTGTTATACGCAAGCACGTCTAGTAAGTTCGAGACACCGGATGCTTCGAAATTATAATCGACAAACTCTTCCTTCTGTGCGAGGAACAACTTTAGATTATTCTTGATTCCATCAAAGTCTAATTCGGTCGACTTTATTGTTGTTGCCATTTTACTTTGTCCTTATACTTGTTCGGATAGTATTACTTCTTCGTTCTGTGTCAGTAATTGTATATCGCCATTGGTTCCAACGGTCAGGATTGCACCATCCAGAATACCTAGTTCGTCTGTTCGTAATAACAACCCAGCAAACGTCAATAGACGATTACCCGCTTCAGATAGTATAATCTCATCTGGTACTGGCGTTGCAGTGACCGGCAGAACCACGGGTAACACACCACCCTGATCACTGAGTTTAATTCGTAACGTATCCGATACCTGTGAGTTAACTATTCTAAACTCAATAACTACAGATATCTCGTTGTAATCTGGGGTTGCAACAACCTTTAGGTTAGTGATAATTGCACGAGGTTCGAATCTCTTAACGGAGGCACGAATCTGTTGAATCATTTTATCCGCAGTAGTCGTGTCCATCATCTCAAACAATAGACTACTTAGATCCCCACCAAATGCAGGTCGGAATGGTTTCTCGAACCTGTTAGTTAACAAAAGATTCTTCAGTGATTGTTTTACTGCTGCAGCATCTGTCTTACGCAGAACATCACCGTCACCAGAAGAATACGTGGGCGCAATTCGTGCATCCAATGTCAAGTCGACATCAGAGAACGTACGTTCGCGTGTTACCCTAGTACTCTTACTGAGGTTACCGTCTTCGGGTGAAAATATCTTTGCCATATGATCAGTGAAACCTTTTTCTTTTATTTATAACTATTCTTCAGGCAGAATCTCTAACAACTCCGACTGAGTTTGTAAAGTGCCATTGAATGTGGTGTTTATATCATAATTAAAAGAAACATCAAAGTCTCTCCCTACTTCAGGAACAGAAAGTAGAATCGTTGTAACAAGATCATTGTTAGGATCAAAGGTGTCATATGCGAGTTCTATCTCGTCATAGTCCAGATAATCTTTCCAAAACACGGCGAGGTCATAAGTCTTACGAGGATCACTCTTGCCGTGTTTGTCTATCAGTTGATAACCAATACCACGACCGGTGCGCCGTAGGTCATTGAATCCTGTGGGTCTTTCGCCCTTATAACCATCCGAAGTAAAGTCTTGGTAAGGTTCGTAGACACCATCCGATACCACCAGTCTGTGTTGTGTAAACTCAGAGTTGAAGGTGACACTATTCATTGCATTCGCATGAAGGACTAGATTACGTGCAACCTGATCGCGGTCTATTGGGCCACTGAATGAGTCATCGTATAGTCTATCAAACTGTGTACGTGATCCCAATGCACCAAGGAACTTCGCACATGTGATACCCGGTGCGAGTTTGGTGGATGACGTAATGTCCTTTCCAGCAGGGTTATAGGTGGGGTCAACTAATATTTTCATGTGTTCTCATTCACCTTAAATCTCTTACTACGGTTGTCAGATGGGTTGTTACCAATCAACTCTTGTCCAAATCTCATTGTGCCTCTCTTGTTTGCAGACCGTCCAATGTTCCTCGGTATGTTAACCTTAAACTCACTGTTCAGTTTTCCTTCACCTACAAGGAAACTTGTGAACTTACCATTGTTCAAGTTAGACGGGTCTCGTAACTTAGAACGGATCTCATCTATAGTAGGATCGTGACTGAACAACTCAGAGTAATCGTCTGACTTGAGGATCTTCTCTTCCAACTTGTCATCAACACTTACACCTCTGATACCATAACGACTTGTAGATAACTGTAGTTCTACGATTGCAGGGTTGGGTAATGGTGCAGTTGATGGCAGGGGGATGTAAGGCATGATACCAATCTTAGGAATACCGGGTAGGACAACACATGGTGATTCCTTCGCTGCAATGACCGCATTCTTTGCACCTTTCGCAAAGTCAGCAAAGGTAGACTTAATCGCATAGTCTGCATGAATCGCTTCTGTTGCGCGACCTACCAGAGTACCGTAGAATGTGGACAGGTTGGTGAGACCCCCAGGCATACCACCGTAAGTCTTACCGTAGTAGTCCATCATAGGGCCACCAAACGTTCCCTTGTGACCAATCATTGATACATGTCGTGCAGTTATGTTTGCAGTAGAAGACGCAGCGACCCACTCGTTTACCGCAGTGGTAATCAGATCCACACCCGTCAAGAGTTCGGTGGATGCTTCGGTAAACATATTCAGGTTACCCTTAGTGATCAAGTATCGATCTCCCAGAGTGGTAGAGGTATTCATACCCACAACCTGTTCACCTTTATTACCCTTGACCGTACTGTTCTGATCGCGGTTTATAGTTTGGGTGTGTCGACCTTTGATATTTTCGACTTTGTCTCCAGACACATCAACATTATAATCCCCACCAACACTAACATTGAAATCGCCATCTATGCGTAGGTCAACGTTACCTTTATAAACTAGATCCCCTTCCCCTTCGACAATAGTTTTGGAATCACCACCAACAACTTCGATACGTTGTTTGCGGGTTGAAATGACAACACTACCATCCGCACGTAATTCAATACCTGCACCGGTTCGATGTTTAATTAATATACGTTCACCACCCGGTGTGTCATCCATCTCAAATGAATGCCCACTCGGCGTCTCGGATACCTGATTGTACGGGAATACAGAGGGTTCTTGATCAGGTAGATCCAAATCTACTCCGACATCTCCACCCCCTATGGAAAGGTTGTTGACCTTCTCTCCTGTCGCGGCTTTACTAATACTATTATCGTAGAAGTATTCGCGTTTAGGAAACTCGCCGGTCGGATCAGAAAACCCATCCTTGGGGATACCCTCCGTAACTTCTTTTGCAATACCCTGTTTGTCTACTCGGGTCTTGTATTCATCTGAAAAGTTTGTCATGAGTTGATCTCATTCGTGGTAAATGGCCCCCTAGTTATTGGTGTATCGAACTTGGAGTCCTTGTCAAAGTTTGACTTAACGTATGCACGAACATCAAATCCGGGATCATTAGTCAAGTCGTCAATATCAGAGTGTCCGATCACCTGTCCACCCGGATAGACATTATAGAATGCACGACAGAAGTGGTCAAAGGAATTGAACTGACTACGGGTCAATGATTGTGCGGAGATGTATCGAGTGATATTCTGAGTCTCACTAGGTACGTTGATACCACCCACAAAACAAATTGCGATACTATATCGATTGTGATTATTGAAGAGACCAGCGGAAGCGTGTTCACCCTCTAGGTTGACAGGGCGTCCTCTCTGAATAGATCCATCTCTTCTAATGATGTAGTGATAACCAATGCCGTCCAACCCTTCTTCTAGGTGGATGTTATTGATCTCTTCACTACCGATGTTCTTGTTGGTCGGGGTTTCTGTCCAGTGACAAACTACCTCAGTAACCTCTCTCCGGATGTTACGGAGTTCTGCCTGTAGTTCTTCTACCGAAGAAACGTATGGGAAGACTGGTTCACCTTTTCCTTTAGTCCACGACTTCGCATAGGAACCGATTATGTAGGGTGTATCGAAGACTTGAGTGGATACCCCC